TTTCACTATGTCGCCATACTTGGCGGTCCGTACGGGATTCGAACCCGTGACCTCTACCGTGACAGGGTAGCATTGTAACCAACTCTACTAACGGACCTTATGTGGACTGAGAGGGATTCGAACTCGGGACTGAAGCTTGCAAAGCTACTGTGTTAGCCATCTATACCATGGACCCATTTGTCGGGATAGCCGGATTCGAACCGACGTCGTCTTGCTCCCAAAGCAAGTGCCTGAACCTCTAGGCTACATCCCGTATTGTGTTGGTATCAAGACTCGAACTTGAAACCTTCTGCGTATCAGGCAGATGCTCTGAACCAATTGAGCTATACCAACATATAGAGCCTTCGATAGGAGTCGAACCTACAACCCCCGCATTACAAGTGCGGTGCTCTGCCAATTGAGCTACGAAGGCATTTTGCACGTCTACACGGACTCGAACCCTGATCAACGGTTTTGGAGACCGGTATGCTAACCATTGCACCATAGACGTATATTTTACAGTGACCCCGACAGGACTCGAACCTGTGACTCCCTCATTAAAAGTGAGGTGCTCTAATCCATCTGAGCTACGAAGTCTTTTTGTGCCGCCGATAGGATTCGAACCTACTCAGCCTAAACAACGGTTTTACAGACCGTCCTAACTCTCCTACGTTAGCGCGTCGGCAAATATTTTACGGTAATTGTTTTGTATGTGCTTGCATTTGCAACTGCAAGTAACTGGCCGGCCATTATATTATTGCCTTTCTATTATATAAACCATTTCCCTGGACTACAGGATACCATACTGTCCTCTAACAATTACCAACTTCACGCTCTCCGGCTAACATGCCGGTATGCTCGATTCTACACCATTTGAAGAAGTGCGGATTAGGAAGGGATCGAACCTACGACCTACCGGTTAACAGCCGGTTGCTCTGCCTCTGAGCTACTAATCCATTTAAGAGCGGGTGGAGAGAATCGAACTCTCATCTTCGGTTTGGAAGACCGAAGTAATAGCCTTTATACGACACCCGCTTTTATTCAATATGTCAAAGATCAAATTTATTAACTCTATACTTAAAAATAATATATCCTTTTGTAAGTACCAAATTAATTTTAAATTTTTTCATAAAAAAAGCCCCGGTAAATGAATACCGAGGCTTTAAATTTATATGATATAATATGTTACTTCATTATCATACAACCTCGGACATTATGCGCTTGCTATCAACCCAAATAAAGGGCGCTTGTAGCATTCCGCCTGCAATATTTTGTATATTGCACGTGCGATACGATTCTATATGTCTTAATGTTGTTTTCATCTCTTACTATTATATATATGTAACTCTTTTATTTAACTTACCCAATTATATTGTTTATTTAAAATATTCTTTGCATATTGATTGATGCAAGGTCTTCCTGTATTATAAGCCCCAAACACCAAGCCCCAATCTTTATGTCTGTCATGCAACCTACGCAATAGCTTCATGGAAATTTCTACATTCAATGCAATGTCAGAACTTAGTTTACGAGCTGAAATAGATTTACCATGAATCATTTTTGCTGTCGCTGGCATTATTTGCATAGGGCCTAAAGCACCGGCATATGATTTTTGTTTATGGTTATACTTCAAGTCTAAAGGACCTTGATATCTTGTTTCTTGATAAGCCAATGAAAACGCATAAGCTTCTGGTATGTCATACTTCTCTGCATACTTCTTAATAAAGAAATACATTTGTATTGATGGGCTGGAATTAACTATCTCAGTCGTATCAACATTTTTCAAGTATGGATCGCTGTTTAATGAATTACATTTTTTATTTAAAGTTAAAATTCCAAATGCAATTACAACTAGCGTCGCTACTGTAATTATTTTTACCTTCATGACTATTTAGGTTGGTTAGATATAAGCACATTTCCATAAGCTTTAAACACTGACATTCCTACAGGCTCTGTATACATTTCAAAAGTACCAGATGTGCGATCTAATATTAGCAACTCTCCACGATCCGTAACAGATATAGTACACTGTTTAGAATCTTTAACTACAACTTCTTTTACTACTGCTGGCTCATCACTTATTAATTTTTTCATTGTTGGATAATAATATCCAATACAAAAAGCTGATAAACATGATACTGTAAATAGTGTCCAATTACCTATCGGTTTAAGGAACACTTTTGCTTTTAACCAAAATTGCTTCATAATTGTTTTTGTTTTAATTGTTAATAAATACTACTCTTCATCTAAATTGACTACTATTTTTTCTTTTGGTATAGTCCAAATATTCGCAAACTTTTCAGAACCATTTATTCCTATATGCACATATTTAGTGCCGTCGTGAATTGATTGTGCTTTATAAATCCACCGCTCTCCGTTTTGTCTAAGCTCTATAATTTTACATACATAGTCGGCGCTTAAAAAAGTAACTGTTACAGTGTCTCCTACTTTTAAAGCAGGCTTTTTCATTTTCTCCGGTGGAGCCTTTTCTTTCTTTTTAGCCATTATACAGTTCTTTTATTACCATGAATAACCTTTACTGTCGGAAATCTTAAACTATAATTTCCTGATTGGTTTTGAGTCTCTTCAAAATACTTTACGGTAATTACTTTATCTAGTATTTCATTTGGGTTAGCTTTAAAGAACTCACGCTCTTCAATAGTAAAGCCAGATCCAACAGATACTCTATTACCTTTATGTTCAATTACCACATTGGATAAAACATCTTTTGTAATTTCCAATCCATTCTCAATCATTCTAAAAGGACCAAACTCTAAATCAATTACTTTATATTCAGCGTCGTGAAATGACTTACACTTAAGCATATTTTTAGTGCGTTTACCTTCATAAACACGGTTTTTACGCAGGATCAATCCTTCCCAACCCTTATTATCCGCCGAAGCCATTAAGTCGGTAAATTGGCCAGGTTCTGTGATGATTTCCTGGGTTACCAACTCTAAATACTTCATATCCTTAATTAACTTAGATAAAGCATGGTATCTTAAAGAGTAGCTGCTAGCTCCTATCTTATCTCTGAATTCTTGACCTGTGATAATATCAAATACTAAATACTTAGGATTGTCAATAGTATGATCCTTCTTACGAATTTGTTTCATAACACCTTGAAAGTCATCTGACCCGTCTTTGTTAGTTAAGCAAATTTCTCCGTCAAGCACTACATCCTTCATTCCTAAGCTAGCAATTTCATCTTCAACCTTTTTAAGAGTTTCAAACTGATTGCCTTGACGAGACCAAAGTGATACTTTGCCATTTTTATCTACAATACCTAAGCACCTTACTCCATCTAATTTTCTAGAAGCATACCAAGTATCTGTTGCAAAATCAACTTCTACATCTTCAAATGGAGTTGCTAATGCAACGTCAAAGGTTGGAATTAAATCTGGAATAATTTTATTAATTAAACTATCACCCATTCTAATTTCCAAATCCTTACCAATTATCTTATAAATTAAATTTTTAAATTCTTCATGCTCGTAGCAAAAGTTATTTACAGAATTAATAGCTTTGTGACCAGTTACTTCTCGCTTACGTAAAATGTCAAGCATTTCAAATAAATCTGAAAACTTATACAGCGTGCCTAAATCATCACTGTAATTTTTTTCAAGAGTGGTTGGAGTTACATAATATTGATAAAATGGATTATAAGTATAATACAATACCTTTTTAATGAACTCATCATCTTTATACTTTTCCAAAATGACTTTTTTGTCATTTGTACTATTAGTTGAGTTAAGCTCATCAACTACCTTTTGTAACAATTTAAAATCCATATCTTATAATTTTTATCTATACATTAAGATAAGTTATCCTTTTCAATGTACCAAATTTATTTTAAATATTTCCAAAAGAAATTTAAGGTTCAATTGAAATACGATCTTTCAAAAGGTCAACGACCTCTTCAACGTGATAAGGACGAAATTCTTTTGAGCCATCCATTCCTATATCCATTCGCTTACCTTGACCAAGTATAGCATCGCCTTTTAAATGTTGATGCCCATGCAACATATGAGTATTCTTTCGCATTCCATTCCAGGAAATAATGGGATAATGGCAAAGTATAAATTTATGTTCGTTAACGGATAATTCTTCATAATGAGCTACGTGAGTAAATGCTGAGCGAATTCTAAATTTATCAGCTTCAATATGATGGTCATGGTTGCCTAAAATTAAAACTATATTCTTGCATGCAATTTGGTCTCGAAATGCATCAATGTTTTCAATTCCTCCAAATGACCAATCTCCTAAATGTATCAACCAATCATCTTCTGCAACGACACTATTAATGTTGCTAACAATTGTTTCATTCATGATTTCTAATGTAGGAAAGTCTCGAGTAGCTGCTATTATCGCTTCTGGATCTTCTGACTTCCAGCTAGTTACTCCTCTACAAATGTTTTTATGACCATAGTGAGTATCTGAAGTGAACCAAATATTTTTAGCTGTTAGTTTCATTTTAAAAATTTTATTATCTTTTCTTTAATTCCTGTCTGTTTAATTCCTTCTTTGGATCTAGGTGTATGTACAAAATTAGTCAATCCTTCACTTTCATATTTTTTACAAAATTCAGGACTCATATTCAAATCATCGATTGCAACCCATTGAGTTACTTCTGGATGTTGAGATAACCAATGTCTAATTTCTATCTGTCTATTATGCTCTAAATACTCAAGACCTTTAATATCGACAATAGAGTCAGTGTATCCAATTGGATATTTCTTAATGCCTCTAATTTTATAGAGCTCTTGCATTTGCTCTAATGGAGTATCATACCTCCAATCTGAAGACACTACAATCTCAGCTCCAGTCTCATCTAAAATTTGATTAAGTACTTTGATTGCCTTATCATTAAATCGATCAAACATACTATCTAATCCATCTTTATTTTTAAAACGAGAACCCCATTCTGTCGACAGGCAAATAACTCCGTCATGGTCTAGAAATATTATTTTCATTTTCTAATGACGTCAAATTTACTGTGATATGCAACTTCAGCTCTAATTAAAAGATTCTTTCTATCAGAGTACGCTAATTTAGTATCTTTAGCCAACATAGCTTCAAAGATATACATTAATCTTTTTGCACTTATACACTGTTGGTAAGTTTCTGAGGAGTTAATTACTTTCTCAACCCAGATAGCGATGTCGCCATAATGTTTACTTGTTGCTGCCATTTTCTTTTTATTATACTTAAAAATAATATATTCTTTTGAATGTACCAAATTAATTCTTGATTATTCAAAAGAAAAAAATCTAATAAATCTATATGCGACATATTATCGTGGCATAGACCAAATGCATGCAGCCACTCCATTAATAAGAATCTACAGTATGTGGAATGGTAACTCTAACGCAATTTTGTGGCTTACGAACATTCATTCGATAGTTATTAATATAACCCATCATATTAGCAGATCCAATTGGATTAGCTGAATGCACTACAACGTCTATTAATTGTTTGCCATCCATCCATTGCTCAACTAACCATTTGGTACAATCCATTCCTGTCTTTTCAGTAATGTTATTATAGTCTAATGTAAAGTTTGGAGAAACGTTATTGAAATACTCTTGCATTGCTGTATTTCCTAAATCATGGTCTAAAGAAATAACCTCGATGTTTTCAAAGCCATATTCTTCAATAATAGAACAGAATTGTTCATAATTGCGAACGACTTTCCATTCGTGATCGATTGGAGAGCGTACGTCGTCTAAGTAAATTTTAATTTTTTTCATACCCTAAATATAGGGTAATCATTTGGAAGTACCAAATTTATTTTTTGTTGGATCTTTCTCCCTTATGCTTGTCTATTTGATCAAGTATATCATTTAGAAGCTTTCCTTTTATAAACCCTGCCATAGAAGCATTTTTAAGAGCACTGATAATTTGAAATATTAAAAATGGAGTTATGATAACTTCACTTAACCAATTGGTTCCAGTAAATCCTTTTTCTACCATTAGCGTAACAGTTAATATAACAATCCACGTTGCTATATTTCTTAATACTTGAATGGCTTTATACGTCTTGAAGCCTTCTCGTTTGATACCGGCTATGATCCCAAAGAATCCATCCATGAACATAACAGCTATTACTGCCATGTATTGTTCTATATTGTTTGTCGTGACATCAAGTATATATGATAATATATATGCCGTTGATGCTGATATAGCGGCTATTAACCAGGAAAGTTTTGCACTAAACATGTATTCTAATCTTAAGAAACGTTAATTATTAATACAAAACTTTTGTAATAATTTTATTATAAATATGGAAGACTATTCAAAATCTTCTATATCGATAACTTTTATTTTTCGAGTCTTCCAATCTATATACAAGGTAAAGCCTCTTATAAGAATATTGTATTTATTGTACTGCCCTATAAGCATTACCTGCCCATTATTTTGTTCTGATATAACTTCATAATGAGTCTTTCTTCTTTTAAATTTCAGCTTGAATATTTTACCAACACATTTTTTAGAATAGCTAGAAGACTTAATTACGGTAGAGTTTTTAACTTTGTTAAGAACAACTTGGTCATCACACATACGAGTAACTTTATAAGAGTTAAATGTCTCGACATATGGCTTTGGATCTATATAACTATAGATGGCAGTGGTTTGTGCTTGAAGTGTAATGCTAATAACACTTAGAATAAATAATATTTTTTTCATAATTTAATTTGATAAAGGCGCTTTAATGCTTGGGTGTGATTGATAGTTTTCCATTTCAAAATCAGTATTATCTAAATGAGTCACTAATGAAACATCTTCTGATAATGATTTATAAAACGCTTCAGTCTTCATATGTTTTAATGTTGGTAATCCAAATCCATCTCTACCAATCTGTTCTTTTGCTTGCTCAACATGATTTGAATATAAATGTACATCACCTAAGTTTCCAATTAATTCATCAGGAACCATATTAACTGCTTTAGCGATGATTTCTAATAATAATCCATAAGAAGCAATGTTGAATGGTAAACCTAAGAATGTATCTACTGAACGTTGATTCCACATTA